ACTTGATGCAGTAAGGACATTTACTGATAAAATAGGAAGTTGCTCTCTGATTGAACCAGATGGAGCATATGATTCTATGAATAAATCAAGTAGTATTGGTACTGGTGCCCAGTTGATGGGTATTTTTAGTAGAGAGGATCCTCGTATGTATGAATATTTGATGGGTTATCTTGAAAAATCCAAAGTCCAACGTTGTCATTGTATAATCAACGGTGCTCAGAAGGACGAAGTTAGAGTAGAGGATAAGACACCTCGTTTATTTACTTCGTTCCCACCTGAACATACTTTTCTTGCAAGTGTAATGTTAGGTGATTTTATGGATCAATTTTTAGACCATAGATTTTGCACTGATGGTTCTATTTCCACTGTAGGTGATTCAATTCAATGTGGGGCTGGTAGGTATTATTACGATCAGCTAAATAGAAGACCATATGTGTACTGTACTGATACAAGTGCACAAGATTCTAGTGTTTCTGCTGAATTCATCAATTTAGTGTATGACGAAATTAAATTAAAATACGATCTTTCTGAAGAAGAAGATATGATGTTTGAAAATGTTCGTTTTAATTCGGTTTATAAAATGATGAATATAAATGGTGAGGTATTTCTTGTACCAAGGGGTCTCGGTTCTGGTGATTTTTTGACCATAGTTATTAATATAATGTGGCGTTACTATATGTTTTTATGTAGTTATAATCATCCTTTGGAGACTGTTCTTGAAGATAATACAGTAATCATTTGTGGAGATGACTTTGCTTGTAGTTCTAATTATAATGATTTGAACCACGATTCAGAATATGCAAAGATAGAATGGGCTGGTAAGCCTGTAGATTGGGATGATATGGATTTTTGTTCTATAAAATTTAAGCCTTATATCCACCATGACCCGAAAAAAGTCATGAGCGTACTAAATCTACGAAAGAAAAAACAACATTGTTTGTCCCCAGAACACGAGATGCAAAGACTCGGTGGTTTGTTAAGGGTTTTATCAAATGAGAAAGTTTATAATGAGATTCTCTCTAGAATGTCCAAACTCGCTAATGAGTATCCAGAAACTCAACTTTCATTCCGTAACTTGTTTATTAGTTACGATGATCTGTTTTATTGTTATAATTCTTATATATAGACATTTTCATAGGTGCTTAAATTCGAATAGAAGCCTAGTTTAAAAATGTCCAATCAAAAGATTGAACTGAAGCTTGCTCCAAGCAATAGGAGAAGAAGTAAGAATAAAGGTAATAAAAAGATAAATCAAAACACTCAAAATCTTGGCGTAAGAGCAATGAAGATGATGGGTGTAAAAATTCCACCAAGTAAACAACAACAATCTAGACGTCGTAAAAACGCTAATAAAAAGATGAATAATGGTGGTCGTATTGATCGATTTCCTCGCGGTAATGTCCAAGGTACTAATTTTCGTAGTGGAAAAATTAGTAGAGAAAATGACATGGAATACATTGGGGAAGTCGTTAGTAATTCTACAGGTTTTTCTGTCGTAAATCAATATGCTTGTAATCCAGGTCAAGCTGCTACTTTTCCCTGGTTATCAAAGAAAGCACTGTTGTATGAGAAGTATGAGTTTAAAAGTTTGGATTTTATTTATAAACCAGAAGTTACTCAATATGCTAGTTTAGGCACAACAGGTAAGGTTATTCTTTCTTTTGACTATGATGCATCAGATCCAGCACCTACTTCTAAACAAAATGCTGAAGATACAGATCCTTCTGCGGATGGTATGCCTTATGAAGAGATTTGCTTGACTTTGAAGCCAAAAGAGATGCATAAAAATTCGGATGCTAAATTTGTCCGTCCCGGTGGTTTACCCGGAGGTTCTGATATAAAGACATATGATTGTGGCAACTTTTTT